CCCATTTGCAATGGCGCTTTGTGAGTAAGACCAGACAACTCAACTTTTTCAAACCACACGTATATCTGGATGTCCACCTCTTGACCGACTGAACCATTAGCCGTATCTAGAGGATCCACTTCCCACAATCGTAAGGTTCCCATAGCTCCTACTTCAGAAGCCTTGGTCAAATCAAGCCAATCGAGATCATAAAAGAAAGGGAAAACAATTTCCCCGCCCTGATTTGAAGCTGGCAAGATCCAAACGTGAGGAAATTGTGAATACTCACAAATTCTATTAGCTGTAATATTAGCAGCCGCACCCACATTGTATCCGTGATTAACAAGGGGTTCGTAAGCTGCTATCATAGCTCCATAATTAAATGGAGAAGAATTAACCATTAGTTTGATATGTATTTCACCCTGGAAGAACGAATAATTTTCAATCTTCCTCTTGATAGAAGGAGACTGGAAAAAGAAAGTCCAAACAGGTAAATTAAAGGACCCAAAAGGTGTGCCTTGTAACCAACTAACGGATTGCACTAAAGTAGGGCGGGACAAAAAATCGCTGAGTTGCCCAGTGTCTATTTTATCCATCTTAAAAGTTGGATCAGCCATAGAAGGCTGTGTACTCAAACTCTCTGACGCATTGTCAAATTGTGTAGTTTGAATCTGATGACCCATAGAGGCAATATGCTCAGTTTGAGGAACGCCACTATTCATTGGAACATCAATAGTTGATCCGTTTAAAGGGGAGGATTCTGACCCCATAGTAGAAGAAATTGTAGATGAAATTGTTTAGAGATGGCAGTGGTGTTCAAAACACTGCCAAATGTGTTGGAATTGATCATAGCCTTATTATTTAAAGACACCACACATGATCAGTAGGCCCATAAAGTAGCCTGTGTCTCTCATCGATAATTAACTGTCGCGTTCTCCTCGCCAACCCGAGTACTACGCCGCACTTAATCGACGAATGTTGTTTTGGTTTGTCTCCACGGGCACAACATTTAAAAGCCCAAGCTGAACGCCATAGCGCTAATGAAACGCGATTACATCCGCATTCTTAGTAGCGAATAAATCATCTGTTTCAAAAGGCTCAGACGCCACTTTATAACGCTCTAGTAGCTCACGCCAGGTCGGTAAGGGAGATTGGTTCTCTGCAAATTCGTAAAGCCCATTATCGAGCAGAACACTATGGAAAACCTTACGTCTATCCTCGAATATAGTTTGTCCATACCAAAAATATTCATCCATAGCTGAACGCACTGCACTCAACATGTGCTGCTCAGCAGTGAAAGCTTTAGAAGCAACACAACTAGTAAGCATTTTGCTAATAGAATCATGCTCAAGAGGTCCAACAACACTTTTCAAAATTTCATCGTAACGAAAGCTGCGTTTCAAAAACGTGACATCAGAAATTGAAACAAATGGCAAAGAGTGCTGCTCTTTATTGGGCATTGTGTATTCAACACCAATGGTTTGTAAAGCCTCTTGTACGCTCGTATGATTAAAGAATGAGGCACTTTCGTGCACACTCATTATATTATCATCACCATAAGTTACTAAAGAAACATGATCCTGAAAAGTGTCAACACTGTTCATAGGATTGAGTCGATAATAGGCATAACGCATGTATAACGAGTTAACGAGTGAATTTATAATAACCGTTAAAGGATGACCACTAGGATTAGTTCCATTAAAACGCACCAGATCTCCAAAGAAATCGGTGGTTGGAAAACATATATCTTGGGCTATACAATCAACGGCCAAGAGTTCTTCTGAGTTATAGTTTGCTCTTTTGCACATTTCACGCAATATGTCGAAAGCAGCTAGAGTAAAACTAGGTGACATCTTCTTATCAAATTTAGAGTAATCGCCAGCTACAATGCGAGAAGCACCAAACTTAGTGATTAATCTATATTTAATTTCCCACTCTTTACTCTGAGCTTGAACACCAAC